GAGGAGAAGAAAGAGAATGACAAAAATTACAAGAGATGAGATAAGAAAAGCAACGTTAGGCTTAGCCCAAGATTTTGGGTCACGAGTAGTTAAAATACAAGGGATTGAAATTGAAATAAAGCAGTTGAGTGTTGCAGATAGAAACATGTTGACAAGCAAATCGTTAAATAAAGAAACAAATCAAGTAGATTACATTGAATATCAAATTAACTCTATTATATTTAGTTGCTATGTACCTAATACGGATGAAAAGATATACGATGATACGGACAAAGAAACTTTAAAAAATTGTGTATCGGGTGGATATGTTGATATTTTGTTTTCTGAAATATCAACGTTACATGATATTACCTTTGATGATGCAAAAAAAAACTAGAACAATTAAATCCAGAAACTAACACATACGAGTTAACAGAAAGGTATAATCTGTTTAGCCTTGCTGAAAAGTTAGGTAAAACTGTTTTTGAATTACAAACACAAATGCCTTATAATGAAATTATGGAATGGATCGCTTATTTTGATATAAAAGCAAAAATGCAAGATCGGGCAATGAAAGAAGCAGAAGCGAAAGCAAAATCAAGGAATAAGTTTAAAAATGGCCGTTAATTTAGGAAATTTATTTTATCGCCTTGGTGTCAACACAACAGGGTTAAACAAGGCAAATAAAGACGTTAAAACTTTTGAAACAAAAAGTAAAAAGTCTTTTGGAAGTGCAACTAGATCGGCAATTACATTAAGCAGGGCTATCAAGGGTTTAATTGTAGCGGAAACGTCTAGACAGATTCTGAAAACTGCGGATAGTTTTCAAATGTTAAAAAACCGAATAAATGCAATGATAGGAGATGTTGAAGCGAGTAAGTTAGTGTTTACTGAGTTGGCGAAAATAAGCGAATTGACAGGAAGTTCAATACAATCAACAGCAGGAGGATTTCAACAACTACTTTTTGCAAAAGATACGGTTGGTGCGACAACTGGCGAAATGGTCAACTTAACTAAAGCCCTTACTCAATTAGGTATGATTAGTAATTCAGATGTTGGGCAGATGAATAGTGCAATGTTGCAATTCTCCCAAGGTTTAATTTCTGGCACATTTCAAGCTCAAGAATTTCAAAGTGTTCTTGAGGGGATTCCAGCCATTGCTCAATATATGGCAGATGGTATGGGAATTACTAGGGGTGAACTAATCAAACTAAAAAAAGAGGGGAAATTAACATCTAAAGATGTATTTGATGCTTTAATTAGTCAGACGGATGAAATAAACAAAAAAGCTCAAAAATTACCTATGAATATGAGTAGGGGTTGGACTCGTGTAAAATTAGGTGTTGGGCAACTAATTGATAAAATTAACACAGCCACAAGAATAACTGAAACGCTAGGTAATGTAATGTTCCAATCAGTGGAACATATATCTAATATCAATATTTATGTAGAAGTTTTTTTTGAGACTTTAAAGCGGATAACGAAGCAAAGCGAACTTATTAATAAGGCTATGGGTTTGGTGGGGGATACAATTAAGTCTGTAGTTGAAAATTCAACTAAAATGTTCGAAAACGCAAATAAGTATTTAGGTATATTTTTTAAAAAAGTCAAGGAAACTAGTAAAGAATCCGCAGGAGAAACAACCCAAATTTTTTCAACTAAAATGTTCGAAAACGCAAATAAGTATTTAGGTATATTTTTTAAGAAAGTCAAGGAAATTAGTGAAGAATCCGCAGGAGAAACAACAAAAATTATTGTAGATAAATCAAGCAAAATCTTTAACTCGGTTAAAAAAGCACAGGAAAAAACAAAAAAGTTTGTTACAAGATTTCAAAATGATATAACTGAAAAAATAACACAAGAAGAACAAACAAGGCTAAAGAGAATAAAAAATATAGACGATGAAGAAATAAAAAACAAACAGAAAAAAGCGTATGCCATGCTTAAAATAGATGAGTGGTACAATAATTCAAGGAAAGCTTTTGAAAAAAAATATGTTGACGAAAAAGGAAATATTGACAATGCAGGATTACAACAAGCAGGGGAAAATTTCGCACAACAAATTCAACTAGCAAGTCAACACTCAAAAGAGTTTTTTGAATTAAATAAGGCGTTAGCTTTGGCTAACATCGCCATCAAAACACCCGAAGCAGTGGGGAATGCTTATGCTTACGGTACAGCAGTTGGATCGCCTGTAGTAGGTGCTATTTTTGCGGGTATTGCTGGTGGTGCAATGGCTGTACAAGCCAGTGCGATAGCAAATCAAAGTTATACCCCTAGAGCCGTGGGAGGATCAATATACCCTAACGGAGGGTATTTAGTAGGTGAAAATGGCCCAGAAATATTACAAATGGGTAATAGTGCGGGTAGAATAATACCAAATAGTGATATATCGGGTGGCGGAGCAAGTGCAAAAGTAAACGTCAATGTGTATAATCTGGAAGGACAAACAGCAAAAGTTGAACAACAAAGCGATGGTATGGGTGGCGTAAATTTAAAAGTTATTATTGAAAGTGTTGAAAATTCTATTGCACAAGGAATCAACGCTGGAACTGGAACAATCAATAAAGCGTTAAGTAATACTTATGGTGTGAATAGGGCGTATGGGAGTTATTAAGATATGGCTAGTATAGATTATCCAAAAGAGATTTTACCGAAATGTTTAGTGAATGGAAATCGTCACCAAGAAAGGCAACGTATTATCTATACGGATATGGATAGTGGTTATAGAGTTGCTAGAAAACGGTTTACGTCAGTACCCCTTGATTTGAATTTTCAGTTATTATTAGATCAAAGCAGTTTAAGTTATTTTCAGGCATGGTATAACGATACTCTTGATTGTGGGCTTAATTATTTTAATATGGATATTGCGGTGGGGGTAGGAGCGAATACGTCTCATGAATGTAGGTTTACTAGTCCACCTGCCTACACGATGACAGGGAATTTATATCGGGTTGAGGCAACTATAGAAGCAGTTGAAATGGCGATAGGCTTAGATTATAATGAAGTTATTGAAGGGCTTATAGCATCACTTGGCGGTGTAAGAGGCTTCGATGTGACATCTACTTATATGGATAAGTTAGATGTGGCAATTAATCAAACGTATGCTAGTAGTGGATACGCAGGGAGCTAAAAATATATGACTAATCCAACTCAGGCACAAATTGACAAATTAACAACAAATTTAGGTCGTTGGGATGATATAGTCAATGGATCTGAAACTGATACTGTAACCTTAGACAATTCAACGGTTAAAACGGTATCGGGATACTTGGCCGAATTAAAAGCGTATAACTCATTAGGACCATGGCAAACAGCATATAGTTACTCAGTCAAGGATATTGTATCAGAAAGTAGTGTATTATATGTGTGTTTAGTTGCTCACACAAGCGGAACATTTGCTACAGATTTAGCTGGTGGTAAATGGGCAATTTTACAAACAGATTTTCAAAATTTGAATGTCAGTGGTACGTTTTCAGGGACGTTTTCTGGCACGTTGACTGGTGATGTTACTGGTGATGTTACTGGAACAGCAACAAATTCAACTCATGTTTTTGTTGTAGATAACGAATCCACAAACGAAAATAATCTAATCCCATTTATTGAGGATGGGAACTCAACGGGGAACGTAGGCTTAGAAAGTGACGGAGATTTTCACTATAATCCAAGCACAGGAACACTCACAGCTACGTTATTTGAAGGCACTTTATCAACAGCATCACAGCCTAATATCACTAGTGTTGGAACATTAACAAGTTTAACAGTTAGCGGAGATGCTACTTTTGACACATCCACATTAAAAGTAGATTCTACTAATAATAGGGTTGGTATCGGATTATCATCACCTAGTCATAGGCTTGATGTTGATGATTCTAGCTTGAATTCTGGTAATCCTGGAACGGTAGCAAGAATTAAAGCCAGTGGAACGTCTTCAGCTTCTGTAACTGTTCTAAATGTTCAAGATGCAATATACGTTACTGCTAATGGTATTGCTAGTGGCGATTTCAATGACACATCCGACATTTCATTGAAAAAAAATGTAAGAAATTTTGATAAAACAGGGCTAGAAATTGTAAAAGACATTAAACCGAGAGTTTTTGATTGGAAACAAGAAGATAAAGGAAGTAATATTTTTGGTTTCATTGCCCAAGAACTTGAAGAAGTGATGCCGACAGCAGTTATTCAAGGCGACGTTAAATCAATTAACGTAACATCGATTGTGAGTGTCTTAGTGCATAGCGTTCAAGAATTAAAAAGAGAATTAGACGCTTTAAAAAACAAATAAAATGACAATTACTAGCGATTTAAAACGGTATTACGCATCTAGCGGTAGTGCGGTAAAACTCGATACGTTAGAAATTAAGCATACAACATTCAGTAATCCTTATTATATAGTGAATGATTTTCAAGATTTAAATGCAGGACTTGAAAATAATGCAGGGAATATTACTTTTAAAAAATACGCTTTTGAATTAACTGAACCATCCAAAGATGATAACGGAAATCAAACGTTAGGAATTACTATTGATGCGGTTAATCTTGAACTTGTTAATTTATTAAGTACAGCGGTTGAGGATACAAACAATAACCCTATAATTGTTACATACCGTGTTTATTTAAGTGATGATACCACCGAACCAAAATCTACCCCATTAGAATTAGAATTAACTAGTGTAACAATTAACAATCAAACCATAACAGGAACAGCGGAAATGATATCGTTACAGAATAAACGGTTTTTGAATGTCAATTATACACGAGATTTTTTAAGTTTAATTATTAATGCGTGATTATTGCCGATATATTGGTATTCCTTTTGTTGTTGGTGGTAGAGATATCAAAGGCTTTGATTGTTGGGGGTTTTTGAAACATTATTATAAAAATGAGTTAAATATAGATGTAATTGATTATGATGTAACCATTGATAACTCAAAAGAAGTTATTGAAACAATCAAAAAAGAAAAAACAAAACCATTTTGGAAAAAAATACAAAACCCTGTAAATAATTGTGTTGTATTGCTTGGCAAGGTAACAAAAGCGCATCATGTAGGTATATATATTGATGGTGGGGTGTTACATTGTACGAATGGCGTAGGGGTGGTGTATAATAAGATTAGTAAAATAAAATTATTATATAATCGAGTTGAATTTTATGAGTGTAACAGTCAAAATACATAATAACCCTTTTAATATTTTTGAATGTCAAAAAATTGTCACTGATGAAAATATTAATGCTCAAAAATTCATTTTAGATTATTACAAAAACAAAGAAATTCCTGTATTAACATTTAAAGTTAATAAAAAAAATTACTTGATACAAGATTTAGATTTTAATTTAAGTGATGGTGATACGCTTAATATTTACGAATTTCCACAAGGTGATATTGAATTTAAAGATATTGCTAAAAGTTTTATTCCTTTTGTTGGGGTTTTTAATACGTTTAAATTAATTGCATCTATATTTATTCCCGAGCCAGAAGACTTACAAACTAATTTGAATCGACCTGTAGGGGGTGCGTATAATTTTAATGCGCAACGGAATTTGTCTAGAATTGGTGAACCGATCCCGTCACAATACGGAAAATTAAAATGGTTTCCAGATTTAGCGACAGCCCCGTACCAATATTTCGAAGATTCAAAACTTGTTACCGAATATTTATTAAGTTTAGGTCATGGTGAACATGTTATACATCAATTATATTCAGGAAAAACTAAAATATTAGGGAATGAGAATGTAAGTTATACACAGTTTACACCTAACACTCAAGTGACTAATACCGAAACATCAGTTTATACGGTTAAAGAATTTAACAGTGTGCCGTTTAAAAGTCCAGCACGGAGCAGGGTATCTTACACAGCGATTAATTTCCATAAATCAAACAAACATATAACATTTCCACACTCTGACCATTACTTAACCTATAAATTTAATATCGGTGATTTTGTGAGAATATGGAGTGATGAAAACACAGCATTTAACGGTGTTTTTGAAATTACTGCTGTAACAGATTCACGTTTAACTTTAGCGGATACCTCCGCATGGACAGCCGCAGATGAGACAATTTTTGCTGTTTTGTATCGGGAAGGTGATTATTATGAAAACCCGTTTTATTCTTTGTTATCTTCGACAGATTCAGATTTAAATAAAAACCCTTATATAGTTAATGGTACAGCAACAGAAGTCTTTACAATCGAAACACCGTATGCAGGTGATGTTTATCTTGAGCTTGATTTAAGAAGCCTTAACGGTTTCTACATGAAACAAAATAATCAAGTGTATCAAATTCATAAAAATATATCGGGATATTTAAAGCCCACTATATCAGCATATTATAAGTGGTTTTATGACGTTGATGTCACTACAACGTCAGATAATTATCAGTTTACGTTGCCTAATCCAGGGAGCTGGTGGGGAATTGATAACGATATATCAGGATTAAAATTTCCTACAAAAACAGCTAGTGATAATTATTATTTTACCCATAATGGTACGGTTGTACCCACAAGCGATATTGATTATGTTAATAGTAATTCTGTGCGATTTTTGACAGAAAAAACAGGCACATTAAAATTACATGATGCGGTGGCTTTTGTTTCGACTGGATACCCAAGATTAGATAATAATTTAGTGTTTAAAAATGATTTTTACTTATATACCCCCCAGACTAACACAGTATACAAAACAGTGAAATTAAATTTATTCAGGTATGATGATTACGAAATAAATATATATCCACAATATCAAGTAATGTTATATGTAGCTAACAGTAACCATTATTTAGAAGATTATTCAGATGATGTTGTGATTGATAGGGTCAAAATAGTATACCCAAAACAAGAATATTTTCCCAATGTAGATCTGTTAAAAGTAAAAATTGTTACAGCAAGTAATAACCCTAATTTAATTGATAACAAGATCGGGGTATTGTCTGAAAGAAAACTAATAAAACGTATTAATGGAGAATGGAGCAATTTAATTGCTACTAGATCTATTGCGTGGGCGTTAGCTGATATCTGGTTGTCATCTTACGGCGCATCTAAACATGATAGTACGCTTGATTTAGCAACTTTAGTTGAGTTAGACAATATATGGTCTAGTTACTCATTATACGATGATGCCTTTGATGGTGTTTTTGATTCCACTATCACCGTATGGGAAGCATTAACAAAGGTTGCAAGGGCTGGGAGGGCTAGACCTGTATTAATAGGAAATAAATTAACATTTGTTCGAGATCAGGCACAAACAGCATACGAGATGATATTTACCCCCGATAATATGTTGCCTAATAGTTTTAGTATGGAATACGTTTTTTTTAAAAAAAATGATTATAAAGCCTATATCGTTAATT